AATCTTCTGCCCTGTAATTTGTAAGAATTGTTATTTGAAAATAACCTTCACTCTCACCATTAAATGTAATTGTGGATCTTAATGGGGCAACCCTTTCCATGCTAGTTAGTGTAGATTGTCTCCATATGGCAAGCACATCATCAGCAATTTCGCTTATCTGTGCCGAGCCTTCTGTCAGCGGCACGAAAATCTGTGTCCCAATAATTCCCTCTGTTCGGTAGTTTGTTGACCCACCAATACACGGTTCAATTTCATCAGCGCCAGTTATGCTCAAGCGAACCCATGGGCTATCTTGAGGTGGCGTAAAATCTGCATTCTGCCCTGTCACTGGAACACTGGGCTGAACAATAGCAAACTCGTTGAAGAAGTATTCTTCAATCTCAATTCTTTGTCGAAGCAAGCTCATAAATACCCTGCCCTTTCAGCCTTTCTCATCGCCAAAGCCACAACTCCAGATGGGGCCTGTGTGCTCCATCCATTTTCAATTCGCTCTGCGTATGGAAGGTTATTGCTTATCCAAAGATTGTGAATTACAGCCTTGCTCTTAATTACAGATAGCCCTGCCTGCAAAGTCACAGCTCCACCTTTATCAAGGCGCTCAGTAACTCCAGTGACTTTCTCTCCAATCCCAACCTGCCAGTTCCCTTTAAACCTGCCAGTATCAACAGGGCTGGACACAATCAGGGATCGAAGCACGAAAAATGCAGCCTTTCTAACTGTTTGGCTAAGTTCCGCTTCAACAACTTTCGTGTATGCGGTTGGCTTGCCCTTCCATGCATTTGCCATTACTGCCTCACCATTGATATCGTTGTAACTGCATTTACAGGATCACGAGTAGCCCCAAGAATATTCCAGAGGCTGCCAGAAAATCTGATTTGATCTTTCGTGTCAACGACAATTGGAAGTTCTGCTGAGATAATCATGGCGTTCATAGTATCCTGATCCACATCGGCTGCTGCTGAGAGTGAGCCTTCATCCGTGTCTTCAATAATGATACGAATTGGATGATCAGTATCATCTTGAACAACTGCTCCACCTGGAACATACGATGGGTTTCGCTCTATGTATGTAGCATCAACTGGCACACCAGTGAGCGCATCGAACACGTCAACCGCCGCACTCCTCAGATCGTCTGCAACGGTCATTAGTTTCTGCCCAACGACACAGCTCCGCGACTTCTGGTCATACTACAGCCAAGAAGCAAGAAGATATCATCAGCCATGGAGAGTGGGCTTTCAACAGGGCTTTTTGCAGCACCGCCAGCCCCTTTATCTGCCCACTCTTCTGTCTTCTCAACAGAGCCAGCCTTTACAGTCAGCTTTGTTAATCCACCAGCAGATCCTGTGGCAGTCCCTGCCTCAGCAGATACGCTGCCATATAAATTGCCTGCCCTGTCAGCCTCAGAATAATAAGCCACCGCAACCTTAGCATCATCGCTAAGATCTGGAGTCTCAAAATCCTCATCAGCGCACTCCCACGTTTTGCGCGTGTAGACAGAAGCATTCATGATATGCTGATTTTTCTCAGCGCTATCCAAGGCAGCCCACTCTGGATAGACAGTAGCATTCAGAACTGCATCCGCCTCGGCTTCTGTGATTAGTGGAGTGAGTACAGACATTTTATATTTGACTCAACACATGGGCTGCGATTGCATGGCTCTTGCGCATAACCTTTCCAGCATCAGGGCCATCCAAAGTCCACCCCATCTTTTTCAACTCTCTATGGAGTTGAGCAGATCCACCACCATTCAAAACATTTACAGGGAATAAAAACCCTGAAATGGCAGGAACATCGACACTGGTAATGCTAGCGTATGCAGGAGTTCCAAAACCACCAGCAGCATCAACACCACCTTCTGGCCCTGAAATAACTGTCGTGTCACATGTTAGGTCGGTTGATGCATCAAGTATAACTCTGCTATTTCCCACAATCCCCATTGAGTTATCAACCATGTTGATCTGTCCTAAATCTGCAACTGCCGTATATGTTCCCTCTCCATTTATCTCAATTGCAAGAGCAGTTGCCATGTCCTCAGCAGGCTCAGCCGCAGCTGGCGCGATGATAATGGGGGTGCCGCCATCAATAGTAAAACCAACAGTAGCCCCGCCAGTAGGTGACCCACCAAATGCCATCACAAGGGTTGCTGCAACTGGTGGTGTGAACGGCGCTGCAGGAACTAACACGGCAGTCAGATCAGTTAGTAAAGACATTTTTATACTCTCCTGAGTGTTATGCCCTTAGTGGGCTAGTTAGTTGCCTGATTGGCAACGTCAAAAACAAATTCTTCATGGTTATCATTATCCACAATCCCAGCAGGAAGGAAATCCATTTTAACCATCCCTGTCTTGGCTTCAGTATTAGGTTCAGCATCAACGGCAGGGTTATGGTTTACTCTGCCAACATTCGTTGTCCCTCGTGGGGTTATGATTCCAACTTTCCGTGTGTCGTTACTGTCAAGCCAGCTCATTAGTATATGCTCATCAATCTCAAGTTTACATCGTGAATTTGGGCATTATCTCCATTCTCATGGTTTATAACCTTACACTCTATGGTGTCGTTAGCTACCAAAGCAACGGTTCCTGATACAGATCCAGTTTGATTTCTTGAACTATTTGATCCAACAGAAATTGATCTTGCTTCAACACCATTTACAAATAACCCAATTGCATAGTCTCGGCTTGAGGCGCTTGATCCATTGTCTAGCGACACTCCCATGTCAAATGAAAACGTCTTGGCAGGGCCAGTATAAACTTGAGCAGTAGCACCTTCCGTGAAGTCTGCAGTCTTTGCAGCAAGTGCTAACGGCGCATCTATTGTCGCCCATACCCCTGTGCTCAGATTCGTAGTGTTGGAAATATTGTTTGTAAAAACATCAATGAAACTTTGCGGGCTTGCATCTGTTCCATTAGTTCCATCTGTCCCATTGGTTCCGTCAAGGCCAGGAGGGCCAGGAGGACCAACAGGAGCAGTGATGTATTCAAGGCCATTCTCAACACCATTGACAGCGGCAACCTTCCCAGCTTCTCCAACATAAGAAGATGGAGTATCACTGAGGTCTTCAAATGTGGATACACTGCCCCCAGACGTAACCACAACCACTGCCCAGTTAGCAGGCCGAGGAATCAGCAGCAAATATTGACCATCATTGACCAAGAAGCTACCTGCACCGCCTATTGTTTCACCTAACGACGGCATTAAGGTGGCTGGCAGTCCACTTTCATTGATCACAGCAAGAGTTCTCTGTCCGTATGAAGGTGTGGATGGCAACTCCAGTGGAGTTCCACCAGCAATGATAACCAAAAGGTCTACTTCTGGCGCAATTGTTTCTGGAATCGCAGAAATCTTAATCTCTTCAACGGCACTGCTTACCACAAAATCACGCAATGTCTGCTCGCTGATATCACCACTGGTGTTATCGGCATAAAGGACAAGCAATTCTGCTTTTGTTCTAATTGTCTCGGTCACTTCTTGATATCCTGCTATGGGGTGCTAATCAATGGGATATATTCAACAATCAGAGACATAGCATCTATCGAATATGTTCGCGGGCCTTCCTGATCAGAGAGTCTAACTGTTAGAACTTCGCCAGGAGTTGACACATCAAACAATCCGCTTATTGCACCGCCTACAGGTCGAATATTGCCACGACCAGTTTCAGATTCAAGATATATGGACAGCCCAGTGGATTGGCGATGAATCATAATATCAAGCTGAGCATTGTTGTCCCCGCGAAACACCAGATCCAGATTAATGCGCACAACCATTGGCACGTTTGTGGTTATCGTTCCAGCCACCAGATCAACTGTAAACTCTGGAGTTACAATTCTTTGTTCATCCCAGTTAGTTACGGTAATTGGAGTGCCAAAACTAACTATAGGTGTATGCATGGTTGTGATCGCCATGACAGCATAGCCAGGAGTAACTGTGTCCATGAGATCTCGAAAGACGGCTCTCACATCAGCTTCTGCTATTAATCCAGTGTCATTGTCTGCGAGCAGAGTTTCCATCTCAGATTGTAGCAACTCAAATGATTTCTTGGCCATTAGTTAAATCCTGCGCTGAAACCAGAACTAAACCCACCCACTTTTGGTGGAACAACTGGCGTAGCTCGTGACTTGCGCCTTTGCACAAGATACCAATTGCGACCTGCCCGTGAGAGGGAAGTGTTATTCAGATTTCTTAAATTTTTAATTGGAGTAGGCATTTAAACACCTGCTTAGAAAAGGAGCTGGGGTGTTTTACCACCCCAGTAAATGAGAATAAAAGCAGTTAGCCATTACTCTTGATTGCAGCAAATGGGATGTGCTTTCTATCAGAAGCAGCACGATTCCAGTTTGCAGCAGATCGCATATCTACCAGATTAGGATAGATATTTGCACCAGTACCAGCAGATACAGAACCAGACACTTCAACATCAAGCCATGTATATCCCATTGGGTGTAATGCGAACTGTACACGACTGATAATCTGATCCAGACCAGCGCCACGACCAACTCTTGGATCACGATACTGCTCAAACCCAATAATGTTGTCGTTAGTTCCATTGCTGAGAGAAGCACCATATCGCAGAACATCATCACCAAGGATATAGGTAGTGTACACAGGATAAGTGCCAGCAGAGTCCACTTCAACCTGATCCGATACAACAACAACCTTGCCTTGGTACAGCGCAAAGTTGACGTGTCCATCAGAAGAAGGGATGAAGTCAATCAGATTTTGAACTCGCAGGTTGTTGTAAACTCTTGAGTGCATCACGATTGTTCGGAAGTTAGCCGCATCACCAGCAGTATCTTCTGCAACAATTATCGTGTCGGGCTGGATAGTGTTGGTAACATCAGGAGCTACAGCAGCATCACTGACATCCACAACCAAATCGCCGCCATCGTTCAAGATGTTCTCAGCAATGACACCAGATAAGGATGCAACGGCATACTTATCAAGATACTTCGCCCAATACTCACTGAGCAGACTTTCGACAGTGGCAATTGGGTCGCTCATGAAGTTGAAGCGATTCTGAATTGATTTCAGATCCCATGAAGCGACAGGGCCATTCTTGGTAACTTGATATTCAGCACTGCCAAGTGTATGGGTTGGAACCAGAACGTCAGAATCATCTGGATATGTAGGGCCATTGGTTACATCACCGCCTGGCGCAGTACCCAATTCGTTTTGAGCAGGCTCACCCAAATCGAGATAAAATTTCTTGGTAAAAAGGCGACCATCACCAGAACCGACCATGGCCCCAAGGGATGCATCATTGACAATTGCACCTGCATTCCAGAGTGCTGCTTTATAAAGCGACTCTTCTGTGGCAACTTGTTCAAAACGCTCTCGGATAAAAGCATCATCAAAATCAAAGGCTGGCATTTGTTTCTCCCAGCTCGCACCTGGGATTGGCGAGCATGTTAAATTGAAATAAAATTTAATATGTTAACTGCTTCGCCGCACAGTTTTTTGGTTCCTACCCAGCTCTTGCACTCTGTACAAAGCATCTCACAACTTTTCACGATTATGAGATGTCAGCTTTTTCGGCCACTGACACTGGATTCCTCTGGACGTTGGGAACCGGCTGATCAATATATTACTCTCATGAACCCCTCTGTAAACACGTCTGAATCCCTTAACAAGTAAGGCGCACAGAGTATCGAGCGCCTTAGCTTAGTCGTTAGTCACTCGAAGCCTCAAGTTCCTTCTCAGAATCCACAGAATCCACAATTGGATCAACTGGTATTCTGAACACAGGGTTGTGCTTTTGGACCTGCCTGATACGTGTTTTGATGGCATCTGATGCCTTGAAGATGCGAGGTGGATCCATCAGCCGGTTCAGAGTGCCATACTTGCGATTGATTTTCTTCAACTCAAGCTTTGCACTCGCAAGCGCCATTGGAATGGACATGACTTTAGTCCCTTTCAATGACAAGCCAACAGACAAAAATCCACGAGCATCCTGAACAAGATCAAGATTTACCATTACAGAGCCAGAAGGCCTGGTGTGTAGCGCTGAATTTGCAACTTGCTTTGGGCTTGGGCGCTTTGGGCCACTTGGTTTCAATGATGCCATGCTATCTCCTTCCACCATTTACCATAGGGACAGGCTCAGGTGTGCGCTGTGTACCAGGTGCATTTGCATTCCCATATTTTGCAATCATCCCATCATAAGCAGCCTTGTCTGACGTTCTGAGTTTGAATTGCTCAGTCACGTTGTATGAATCTGACTTGGGATCAAAGAATTTTGAAACGTCATCTCCACCATGCACATCGCCAGTTGGCTTGCCTCCACCACCTGAGTTGCCAGGCGCAAGAACAAAGTTTTTACCAACGTCACCTTTTGCCCAATCGCCAACGTATTCGACAACTGTTTTCTCTCCAACACGGGCAACATAAATTCCATCTTCTTCGATGACTGTGACTTCATCGGACAGGAGCTTTACTGCAGCAGTCAAGAGAGCAGGATTTGTGTTTGCCGCTGCCAGTGCAGTTGAAAGCCCACCATCAACCAACAATTTCCGTGTCGTTAGGCGCTCTTTATCAAGGCTGGCAGTGAGATCATCCAACGCCAGCTTGTGCTGGGACTTTGTCTTCTCAATGAGCTTCTCATATTCACCTTTGTCTTCAAGGTTTTTAGAATCCAGATCATCTAACTTTTTGGCTTTTGCGTGGAGAGCTGCCAGCTCATCAGCGTCAAGGGCTGACTGGTTAGCCTTTGCCTTCTTCAATTCATTTTTTAGCTTGGTGGTATTCGCTTCAAATCCAGCAACGGCAGTTGCAATTGATTCGTCAACTTTCCCCTTAATGAATTCGTTGAATCCATCATCATCTTTAAAATCCTCTGCGTTAAATGGCATTGGTAAAACTCCTATTAGTTGTTTAATGCTTCATCAAGACCCGACAGGTCAAGTGTATTGTTGCGTTTTGTAATTACAGTTTTCAAGGAGTCGCCACTCCTGAATTCTTTGGTGGCCTTCAGGCCAAGAATATCTTGCTGGTATGCAGCAGGCTGATCTCTCAGCCAGGTTTCATATCTTGTATTGGTAACTTGCGTGCCAGTCAGGTTGTTATTTTTCCGTGGCTTGCGCCTTTTTCCTGTTGATGTAAATCCATCGCCACGCTCATAATCACCATCAGGCACAACGGCAGGCCTTGGAGACATATCCCTCATGGCAGCCTGATTGGATTCACCCTTCAACACAGGCACAACCTGGGATCTACATGATGGATGGGCAGGTGGCCTTGGCCCTTTGTCTACTGGATAAATCAGCCCATCATGTAACTTACAATAATCGCTTGTTCTTGAATCCAAAACTGAATTCCACATGACCCTGTCAATAACACTGGTGTTGCGAGCATATAATTCATTCCGCGTGCTGTTGGCAACTGCGTTCATGCTAGTTCTTGCCACCATCTCAACAGCCCTGGCATCAACTTGACTATTGGCCATCAGCTGGTCACGGAGTGCTCTCGTTGTAATGCCTTGGTTTTGAGCCTGAGTCACAATGTTAATTGTCTTGTTTGTAAGGTTCACCATGGCCCTATCAAAAATGTTTGCTGGGCTCAAATTGCTATTTGGCATCGGTGTAACAAGTGCTCTTGTGACCATCTTACGAGTAACTTTAAACGATTTCAGATTATAAAAAGCAACTTCCCTCGCAGTCAGGGCAGCTGCTCCCATCTGGAAGCTAGTCAGGCCGGATTCGGCCAGATCCTCGGCTAATCCTC